GGCTATGAAAAAGGCGTAGCCGCCTTTAATGAAGCGGTTTTGATTGAGCGTGAAGCCTGTGCAAAGGCGTGTGAGGAACACTTAGACGGCCTGAGCATGATAGGCGGCGCATTCGTGACTTGCGCCTCCGCCATCAGAGCCAGAGGTGAAGCAACCCACCCACCACAGCGCACATGGGTAGGGCTGACGGTTGAAGAAATAGCGGCTTGTTGCATGGAGTCCACAACAACACAGCTTAGTTTTTACAACGCTATTGAAGCCAAACTCAAGGAGAAGAACACATGACTACAGCATTTGATTACAAAGGACAGCCATCAGTCTGGTTGACAGACCAAAAGATGAAACGCTATATACAGGGCGATAATTCTGCAAAGAAACGACAGGAAAAGGGTGAAATCAACGACAAGAATCAAGTGTCGATCTACTCAAAATCCTCATCTAACAAAAAATGATTTGGTAAATAACTGTATTAGGGAAATCCCCTATATCAATTATGATAGTGTCTGACAGAATACACACATTGATAGGTTTTTTAACAGGAGTGAATGATGATTGATTTAGAAAGAGAAAAATGGATGGCACTGCAAGACATCAACTCAGAAGATGTTGCAGATGCGATATGCGATAGTCAGGCTATCGTAGAAGCAATACAGTCAAACGCATGGGCTGATGTTGCAGACATGGTTCGGTCAAGAGTCGAACTCAAAGCAGAACGACTTGCACAAACAGCATTAGAAATACCGCTGACCCCTTGGGTTGACAGCGATGAAGAACTCCAGTTGTGGCGTTTTTACCGCATGGAATTACAGCGTGAGGCTATTGAACAGAACAAGCCTAAGTTGCCTAAAATCAACCCTTACCACAGCGAGGCCAGCAATGAAAACTAAGCTGAATCTTGAAAGAATCATTGAGGAGCATTCCAATGAGTATTACTGTTCGTTCTGCATTAAACCTCGTAACCCAACAGATAAATGTTGCGATGACTCGTTTTTTATCTTATTTTCAGATTTGGACTCCCACACTCAGTTTGAGCGAGCGCACGAAATTGCGACAAAAGGCGGCTAGAAAATTGAAAGAGAAGCCTAAGACGCAAAGGATGGTTATGCCATCCAAACTAATCACCGACCCAACATTCGGGTATGTGAACTCAGCCCTGACCGATGTGTCAGAAACATGGAAGAAGCATTCAACAGGAGTGAAAAATGCTGGATTATTCAACAATCCTAATGCGGATAGAAAGAACAACAAAGAGTCTGGAGGAGAAGTGCCTACACAAAAGATTCGTAGGGTTCAATAAAGATATTGCTCAAATGCACAGCGATTTGACGCTGTTGGCAATGTGGGCAGTTAACAAAGAAGCAATAGATATTTTTAACGATGCAATAGGAGTCAAGGAATGAATCAAGAACAGGTGTTAAGTCTTCTCGGTAAGAATGTCAACGAGCATACTGAGAAGAAAGGAAATTTGACATATCTTTCATGGGCGTGGGCATGGGCAGAAGCACTCAAAGCAGACCCCGATGCAACTTACAAGATCGAAATGTTTGGTGACAAGTGTTTCATGGACATAAACGGCACTGCAATGGTGTTCGTAACAGTCACTATGTTTGGCAAACCAATGACTTGCCAGCTACCAGTGATGGACTACAAAAACAAAGCAATCCCTAATCCCGATGCGTTTGCAGTCAACACTGCCATCATGCGTTGCATGACTAAGGCTTTGTCTCTGCATGGTTTGGGTCTGTATATCTATGCTGGAGAAGACTTGCCTGAAGGTGAGGGTTCAGACATAGATGTAGGAATGATGATTGACCATTTAGCGGCTATTGAAGCGGCATCCACCATTGAGGAGTTGAAGAATGTTTACACCACTGCTTACAGTGCTTGCGGTTCTGATAAGACTTGGCAGAAAAAAGTAATTGATGCTAAAGAAAAGCGTAAAGGGGCGTTGAAATGACTTCATATCCAGAAGTAAGCCGCAATAGACGCAGATATGGCGTTGACCATATTGAAAAATATGCTTTGGGTATTACGCAAACCATTACATACAAAGTCAAAGGCGGGAACAGTGTTGTTATTGATTTAATAACCAATGCTCAAGATTTAATAGCTGAAGGCGACTCAAACAATGCTCGTCAAGTTTTAAATGTTGCCAAGCATCTTTTATCTGAAATTAATGGTGGAAATTTGGTTGGCACAGTGAAGCGTAAAGGAGCATTGAAATGAACAACCCACCAGCATTTCCAAGTAGTAACGAAGTAACGCTTAACGATTGGGTAAGCAGTGGTCACAGTGGCATGACCTTGCGGGACTACTTTGCGGCAAAGGCTATGCAAGGTTTAATTGCCGCTGACGCTCACGATGGTGGGTGTGTTAAGTGTGGTGATAAATATATTGCGCCTCTTGCATATGAAATGGCAGACGATATGTTGATAGCGAGGGAAGCATGAGCGATATTGAACAAGGCACACCAGAATGGTTTGCACAGCGTTGTGGCAAAGCTACTGCATCTCGTATCTCTGACATTGTTGCCAAGACAAAGACAGGCTACAGCACCAGTAGAGCAAACTACATGGCACAGTTGGTAGTCGAGCGTATGACTAACCAAGTAGGTGAGTCATACTCAAATGCCGCAATGGAATGGGGTGTCGAGAACGAACCCTTTGCCAGAGCCGCATACGAGGTTAAGACAGGCAATACAGTCGATCAGGTAGGTGCTATTGACCATCCAAGGATTGCTATGTCTGCCGCCTCTCCTGATGGTCTGATTGGTGACGATGGATGCTTAGAGATTAAGTGTCCTAACACCTCAACCCATATCGACACTATTCTTGGTGATGAACCTGCAAAGAAGTATTACGACCAAATGCAGTGGCAAATGGCGTGTGCAAACAGAAGTTGGTGTGACTTTGTGAGTTTCGACCCACGAATGCCAGCGCACCTACAACTGCTTGTCAAAAGAATCGAGCGCAATGAATTGTATATTGCAGAACTCGAAAAAGAGGTTGTCCAATTTCTTGTAGAAGTGGATGACAAAGTGAAAAAACTCAATGAAATTAAGGTGTAAAAATGGAACAGCGTGATAACTCAGGTGTATTGTTTAAGAACGACAAGAAAGAAAAATTTAATGATCCTGACTATAAAGGCAACATTCGTGTTGATGGACAGGACTTTTGGTTGTCAGCATGGATTAAAGAGGGCAAGAACGGTAAGTTCATGGGACTAGCAGTCAACCCCAAAAAACCCAAAGAAGAACAAGCAGAACAACCTCAAAGCAAGCCTAAAGCTAAGATTGAGGACATGGATTCGGACATACCTTTTTGATGTGACTCAATGGGGAAAGCGTAAGTGAGTACCCACTAACTTAACAGGAGTGAATGATGAGCAAACTTGACGATATACATTTTGGCGGTGAAGTAAAGAAGTTCTTTGACTTACCTATCTTTAATCGGGTGAGAACATCTGACCCAACAACCAGTTACGAGGCCGCTGATTCTGCAAAGGACTTGGCTTCTAAACATTTTTGCATGATTGTGGACGCTTTAAAGGCTCATGGCTCGCTTGGTAAAGATGGAATTGCCCAACATAGTGGGTTAGAGTCTAATCAGGTTGCAAGGCGTTTAAACGAGTTGTCCAACATGAACTTGATTGAGTTGACAGGACGCACAGTCAAGTCTAAATCAGGACGCAACGAGCGTGAATGGAGAGTTACACATGATTGAAAATGTACTTGGCCTAATCACAGTTTTGGCAATTGGTGGAGGAGCACTCATAATCGGTATATGGGTCTTCCTCCACTTCTTTGACGATTAAGCAACTAAGCCATTGAGGTAGGTGGTCTTACCAGCTATCTTAGTGGCAGTCAGTTCTTGCTTCTTGAGATTGTTTGGGTCATAAGACACATGAACCCAGCCAGAATCAGGTACTCCTTGGGTGTAGAACTCTAAGATCAATTGTGTGTAGTCCAAGTTATCCATAATCCATTGAGCCAGATCAGCGTTGGCAACACCAGTAATCTCAATGTCAGCCGCCTGACCCTTGCAATGGTCTGAGGACTTCGAGCCATTCACAGCGGCATTAGACTCAGGGCTACGATAGCCAGAGTTCACAGTCACCGACTTGCCAAAGTGTTCACGAACTGGTTGCAATACCTTTTCGCAAAGAGTCTTCAAGTTCTCTAGTGCCTGTTCATCAGGTGTATTGTCTAGACCCAAACGAGTGGCAGTGTCTGACTTTGTGAGTTCTTTCAGGGTGAAGTTGGCTGATAAGTTCATTTGGTTTCCTTCTGGTTAATCATTTCTCTGACTTGGTTATAGGTTGCGATACAGGCGTTGAGCTTTCTGGCTGTGAGGTCGGCTTCGTCTGCGATGGCGAGAATATCTCTAGCAGTCTCTGGCTGAAGTTCGGCTGTTGGGGGGTCAGGTCGCTCGGCAACGGGGGCATCTGAGGTGGTTGATAAGGTTGGGCAGGAGGGCGCTTTGACAGGAATCCGCAACCTGAGAGCACCAGAATCAATGTCAGAATTACGCTTTTGAATAACAAGTTTTGCATTGTTGTTTGCCTTTACCAGTTCAGTTGCTTGTTTCTGCACCGCTGTCACCAGTGCTTGTTCCGTTTGCCTAGCCTCATTGTTTAAACGAGCTATCTCCATTTGTTGTTTAGCAAACTCATCTTGCCCACCCTTCAAGTAGCCACCACTAAATGATGTAATCATTGCCAAAATGAAGGCAAGAATCACCCAAGGGTTAAAGATACTCATTCGCTTGTCTTCCCACGAACATAGGCTTGTGCCGCCATAAACGCAACCACAATCGTTCCCATTGCCGCACAATAAGTTGTAGTCAGCCCTGCCAAAGCGTTGACTTTCTCAAGCGTTACCCAAGCAGAGGCCAAGAATGCAATTAGTACAGGAGGTGCGCCTAAAGCCGCCCATGCCATGACTCTTTGTTGGTCAGCCATCTTGTCAAGATTTTCAATCTGAATCATGCGCTCAGACCTTGCCAACTCAGCATCAGTCACTACACCATCACGGTCAGTGTCAAATTGGTTGTAAACAGAATCTTTTTCCAATTGCTTAGTCATCTTTCTTCCTTTCCTTTTGTTCAATCTGTCTTCTGAGTTTCTCTACTTTTTCAATCTGAGACCTTGCCTCATTTTTAACTTCAAGTATGTCAAGATAAAGAAATGCCATTAAAGGTAAAAGCAAGGCTATCAGTACGCAAGCGGCAATCCATCCAATCATTTCTTCCCCCAATGACTTACGAACAACAGCCACAGCCACAGGTAGAGGAGGAATATAGAAGTCGCTATTACTACTCCTAGCTTTGCTTGTAGGTTTCTTTCCTCCTCTTTGCGTAGCCATACCTCTTGCCTCTTGATAGCTTCTTGCCTTAACCTTGCCTGAGTTTGCTCCTCTTCAATCTTGTCCTTCATGCTGAAGACCTCTGAGTACAGTGCGCCCATCTCAGGAGGGCTTTGATACACCATACACTCACGAATTTGCACCACTAACGCATCCATCTCTTGCTGTGCCATCACCCTCTTTAGAGCCGCTTCCATGTGGTTCTGGTCAGG